CCAACCTGACCGGGCACTGGTATGGTTTCGCCTGCGGGTATTTGAGCCTGAATTCGGCGAACAGGCGTTCCTCCGCCCTGACGGTGCGTTTCGGGGTCATCGCGTGCCCGTTGTAGACGCGGGGACGCCCCTTCGGCACCGGGTCGCCCGGCAGGCAGAGCGTGAACTCACTTGGCTGTTCCATCAGCGCCCCACTTCAACAGGATTCCCACGAACATGAGCGGCAGGATGACCGCCAATGCGAGCGAGCCGGTTATCATCCACTGCGGCGTACCCACCGGACTTGGGATGCGACTATGCGTGCCGGCGAAACCGACCAGCCAACCCTCGCAGAACGTGAGAGCCAGCAGCACGGCCGATTTCTGCCCGTCCGTTAACCTCGGCCGGGGTCGGCGCATGCGCCGCTTTTTGCGTAACGCTTCGATGCTCATTTCGCAACCTCCTTGCGCTTGCGTTGGATGGCACGCAGCAGGGTCAGCGACTGGCTGAGGATCATCGACGCCTCGAACGCCAACGGGTTCTCACCCAGCTCGAACAGCGCGTGTTCGAGAGAGCCGGCCGCGTCATGCACGTCACTGGCCACATCGACGGCGTGCTGCCACTGATCGACCGGATGGAACAATCTTTCCTCCACGGTGTCCTTGTCTGGATCGCACACCGGACAATCGCACTTGCCGGTTTCCGGCTGGCGCGTCTCCTCGTCCAACTCCTTCTCCAACTCAGCCTCTCCTCCCTCAAGCAGCTGCTCCATGAGCTCCTTGAATGACATTCCCTTCGGGATCTCGACGCCGATGGCGTGGATTCCGGTAATCTTGTGTCCTGACATCACTTGTTTTCCTTTCAATGTGATTGGTGATGTTGGTGCCGGCGTGAACCTTGGACAGTGCGACGCCGGCACCGTTATTTCTTCTCCCCGGCTTTCGAATCCGGGGAAACCTATTTGCCGTAGACCAGCTCCTTGCGGGTGATCGCGCACTTGTTGTTCCTGTAATCGATGACCTCGCGTGGATCCCACACCAGCCGACGGCCGATGCGCTTCGGGGCCGGCGGGTATTCCCCGCCCCACCGGTCGTAGCAAGACCAGATGTAAAGAGTGCTCTTCGAAAGATTCAGGAATTCCGCCACCTTGCCAATGGGCCAACCGTCCTGTGCTTCTATCTGCTTGGACATGATTCACCACGCTTCTTGGCGAGCAGGCCGCGCCAGTCCACGGTCGACGCCCACTCGAATACCCGCAGGTAGTCCGCAAAAAAAACGCGGAGAACATCGATGGAATCCAGATAGGAGTGCAATACGTCCTTCGCTTCCTTCAGGTCACCGAACGTCCATTCGCTCCAATCGGGATAGAACGAACCGGTCACCCCGTCGAACGTGGAATACGTCAGGTCGAACCACAAGTCGAACATAGGAACCTTCGCTTTGAACACCGTCAGGAACAGGTCGGCCTCATTGTTCGGATCACATACCAATTCCATGGGGAAGGAATGTCTGTAAGAGTCCGACACGATAGGGTGGGTGAGAGATAGACGAAGATTTTTCTCAGGGAGAACGCCGGCCATCACGCACCCGCTTTCTGACTGAGCTCATCCCATGCCCGGTCAAACAAGGGGCGATCTTCTTCCGTGTAGGCGTAGACCTGAATGATGTGACCGTTCGGCAGTGTCAGATCAGCGCGTTGTGGGTCTCGACCGTTTCGCTCTCGATATGCGGCCTTGAGCTTCTTGCCGAATGTGCCACTCTTCGATCGCAGCTGCTTGGCGCTCAGATTCTTCTCCCGTAGATAGTCCTGTGTGTACAGGGGACGGGTCTTCGGGTCGAGCTCAGGTAGTTCCCCCAATTCCCGTGCGATCACGATGCGCGTCTTCGCTTCGAGGAAATCCGGGTGGACGATGCCCTGCGAAGCCTTCAACAGTTCGACTTGCATCATGCGCTCATGGTGAGCTGCCTCAAGCAGGTGTTGCGGACGCTGCACCTCGTATCTGCCGGTGCGCATTACGGTCGGCACTAGTTCGTGGTTCACCCAACGCTGGAACCGGATGACCATGTTGCGCGTGGCCTCGTCCTTGACTGCGCCGGGGCGGCGATTGTTCAAGGCGTGGATCAGGCCGGGCAGCGTGATGACGCTCATTTCTTGTTCTCCTCCAAGGGTGGGTACAATGTGCCTACCCTTTTCATCGGAGTCAAGATTGCGCAACATGTCCTTCGCGCTCTCGTATGCGAGTTTCTTCGCGATGGGGCTGGCGACGAACACCGGCTCGTCGGTGTTGCAGTCCAGTGCGGTGACCTCCGTATCTTCGAAACGAAGGGTCTGCAATGCGTTGCTCATTTGAGACCACCGTCCTCTGCTTCCACGGTTTCTACCTGTTCAATGCTTTCGATGTTGTTGAATGGAACGATTGTCGTAAGGGGCCCATCGGAGGAAGACCCGTCTTTGCTGAGCCATTGGACTTCGTAGAACGCGAAGCCGACGCCGGGGAGGACATCCACGTCAGCTGCGAACAGCTGACGGTGCCCCTTGAACCCGGTCTTGATTAACGTCGCCACGCAGGGGAAGTCGTCGCTCCACCATGAGGGAAGGCCGAGGGTTTCGATTTCCTTGTTGTCGGTTAGAATGGTGCTGTTCATTTGAACCTTCTTTCATTTGATCCCGGCATCCGTAGCGGCGGATGCCTTTTTTATTTCCTTGCTGTCCTCGGTCTCCACCGTGTTGGCGGTCAGCCAATCCTCGATGTCGCTTTGTCGGTACAAAACCGTTCGCGGCGTCGCCTGGATGTAGCGTGGGCCTTTCTTCTGGTAGCGCAGCTGGGCCAGATGATTGGGCTTGAGCCCGTAGTGCTCGAATACCTCCTTGGGGCTGAGTGTCGGGCTCATGGCGATTGCTGGCATTACTGAAACCTCCTTTCACAAGTTGTCGTTATGAGAACGTGATTAACAAGATAGCACAGAGTTCCAATATGACAACTTGTATTTTGCCTTTTGGCGTGTCGTGTTGTTAAATTGAGAACATGAGAATTAATGAAGCCATCTACGCTTATATAGATTCAATGAGAGCTACCAAAGGCTTGACGTTGGATCAAATTGCGACTGAAGCGAGACGCTATGGAGCGACTTGGACACCGGGATTCATCTCGGGCATGAAAAGAAATGCTTCTGCAGCCTCATTGTTCAACATGCTGATTCTTGTCAAGTCGTTGGAGTCGCTGACGGGGAAGCCTCTTGTGCTCTCCGATCTTTTTCCCGGAGAAGGAGAAATTAAACTAGACGGAGGGGGTTCGATCAGTAGAGAGGAACTCCGCAAGGCGCTGAATGGAAATCATTTTGAATTATTAGGAATTCCGCCCAAAAAAATGTCTGACGATCCGGTGATACAGCAGCTTAATCAGGCGTTGCTGAATTCTATTCCGAACATCATGGCAAAAGTGTCAGAATATCTAGTATCGACAGCGCTTAACGGACCAAGCAAGATACGTAATGAGATGACTCATCATTCTCCCACGTTATCCGAACAAAGAGCAGCTGACAAAGTCGGTATTACAGCACCTGCCTTTGCCGCAATCTGTCTTCTGCGATATGGTCGTTTTCTTGATGAGGAGACTGCGCGACGCGCTGGGCAGAATTCTTCGCCGCAAAAGCGAGGACGGGAGACCCGTGGAGTCATAGAAGAAATTGATTTGTGCATTGACCATATGATTAACGATGGGCCAATTGGTTTTCCTGCTTTGCAGGATAGCAACTCCACCGATTTAACAACTCATGATGACGAGCAGTCTCGTGTGGCTGAGACTCTCAATAAGCTCAGGCGCGGCGATCTCGATATCGCCGCCTATGAGGACGAGCACAAGTTTGATGGCGATGGAGACGACCCCGCATGACGGATCCGCTCCCGTTGTCGCCGCGCATGAGCTACGGGCAGATGCGCATGGCCCTCTATCAGGTCGCGCCCGACCTGCACGTGGCCAGCGCCCGTCTGCCCGGCAAATTGGACGGCGTCTACTGCCTGTCCACGAACACCGTGCTCATCGACCGGCGCATCACCTACACGCGCAAACGCTGCGCCCTGGTGCACGAGCTCGTCCACTGGCGACATGGCGACGACACCACCCACGGCTGCCTCGGCGGCAAAAACGAGCGGCGCTGCCGGCGCGAGACCGCCATGCTGCTCATCAACTCAGCCGAATACGCCTTGGCGGAACGAATGTACGACGGCAACCCCTATCAGATGGCCGCCGAACTCAACGTGACCGTACAAGTCATAGAAGATTACAAGAACTGGCTGCACGACAGTGTGGCCGCCTAGAAGAAAGAAGAGAACCGTGACCGAGCCAACCCCCATGCAGGCACAGCAGCCGCCGGCAACGCAGGATAGCCAGCCCGCAGCAGCACCATCCGCGCCAACGCCGGCACCGAAGAAGAAGCTCCCAACGGCGGCCGTCATCGCCATCGCCGCAGCCATAGGACTGGTCGTGGGACTAGCCGGCGGACTCGGAGGCATGTACCTGTACGCCACGCCCATCATCAACCAGCAGAAGTCGGACATCCAAGACCTCAATACATCATTGGACTCCGTCAAAGCGCAGCTAGCCGACGCGAACGAAAAACTCAACCCCCAGGAAGATCCCAACGACACGGGATCCAACACCGACGCTTCGGGCACGGGGGAGACCGCCGTCAGCGGCGGCGTCGAAATGAAGGTCCTCGAAGCCGGCGAACAGCCCACCATCAGCTTCGACACATGCGGCGACGGATGCAGCAACGGCCAATACGGGCCAAAGACACCGGACGCGAACACCAAGTACTGGGTGGCCAAGGTGGAGGTCACGAACAACACCAGCAGTCCGATGGACATCACCTGCAGCTACCCCTATGAGATAGTCGCGTTGAACTCGAAGAACCAGAAATACACGCCCATCAAGAATCTGTATCAGGTCGAAGGCAACCCCGAGTGCAACGCCCAGCTCCAGCCGGGATTGACCAGCACGGTCACCTATCCGTTCCAGGTTCCATTGGACGCGAAGATGGTTGCCATAGCATTCCGCGACGTCGGAGACGTGTATTCCGGCACCGGCGGGGAGGACAACTACTCCTATATAGTCACCGACCCGAATTACGTGGTCAATCGATAGAAAAAGAATTGCCCTGTCGATCTGGAACATCGGCAGGGCGTGTGAAACATCGACC